GAAAGTCCTGTAGATGGTACTGGTGGAGTTCCAACAACTACTTTTACAAGGTCAACATCTTTGCCTCTTAGAGGAGTTGCTTCTTTTTTAGAAACTAAAGACGCAGCTAATCGTCAAGGTGAAGGTTCTAGTTGTGATTTTAATATTGATCCGACTGATCAACATTCAATGGTTGAGATCAGTTTCGACTATACGACCTCAGCAAACTATGTGGACGATGATAAAAGACTTTTTGTTTATGATATAACTAATGCAAAAGTAATTGAACTTACTAATAGAAACTTAAAAGCTGGTGAATTTGCCAAATTTAGAGGATGGTTCCAAGCTTCTCCAGATTCAACTTCATATAGATTAATTTTACATACAGCAACAACAAACGCTTTAGCTTACACTATTAAGATAGATAACGTTTTAGTTGGGCCTGCAGAAAACTTCGTTAATGGAACTGCTTGGAAAACTTATGACAGGTCTGCTGTTGGTGATATTACAGGAGCAAGTGGATGGGTAACAGATTTCGCTAAACTTACTCCGTATCAAACTATTGATGGGACTTGGCATCTAAAATTTAGCGTAAGAGGTTCGACTACATCTCTGGTTTCATCATTAAACCTAACATTCGTAGGGGTTACTTTCGCAACTACAGGAGCTACATATGGTCAAGCAGTAGAAACTGATTTAGTATCTACAGGTGTTGTTGGGAGAGAGCCTTCTGTCAAGCATACAGGAACAGGAACTAGCATTGTAACTGTAGGGTCTGAAATTGGAACATTTGATGACATTGGAGTCTCATCTGGTGATGTAATACTAGCTGGCAAACCAACATGGGCAACTGATTCGACTGTGCATTATGGTGGGAGCGTTAGCGCGGCAGTTGAGTTACGCGGAGATGCCACTACAGCACAAACAGTTATAGCAGGGGCATGGAATAAAGTCACTGGACTAACTGCGACTAGTTCTAATGGCGCAGGATGGGACGAAGCAAATAACAAATATGTTGTGCCTCAAACAGGATGGTACAATACTAAATTTGCAGCAGCATTAAATGCTGATGCTGATAATGATCTTATATCTTTTAGAACTGCAATATATATAGATGGGGTATTGGCAATAACCAGAAAAGCTGGAGACGGCATAAATAACTCAAAATATCTGGATAATTCAATATCGCATTTATTCTATTTAACTAAAGATCAAGAAATTGAGTTTTATAATTACCAAGACAATACTGATAATGATTCAATCAATCTTGTAAATGATGCTAATAGTTTGTTTGCATCAATTGAAAAATCTAGCGCAGGTCAATCAGTTGTTCCGACTGAAAAAGTCTATGCTAAATATCGTACAGATGCAGGGCAATCAATTGCTACCAACTCTGCTACTACAATAAACTTTGAAGACAAAGAAGATGATAATTTTAACTCTGTAACCATTGGTGCTTCATGGAAGTTCACTGCTAAAAGAAGAATGACAATTGAGATAAAGGCTGATTATAAATACCAAGCAGCAACATGGAATGCAAACGAAGTAACTTATATCAATGTTAGAAAAAATGGGGCTGATTATGAAAAGATGGGGTATCGTGTGCATGTAGCTGGGGTACTTTCCCACCATGCTAACAGTGGTAGCACTACTATGACGCTTAATGAAGGAGATTACTTTGATATACAAGCTTATCAAAATAGTGGAACAACTCTATCTCTTGAAACAGATGCAAGCTATAATTTTATAACTGTAATGGAGCAATAATATGTTTGAAGTAACTATAAAAACCCTTGAAGGAGTTATAACAAATGGTCCCTCAAAGTTTGAAACAAGAGAAATAGCAGACACTTGGGTAGCATTACAAGAGGCTGAATCAAGACCGTGGGGCCACAAAAAAGAAAGATGGCTAAGAGAAGAACAATTCGATGACGAAACAATCGAAGCCGCAGAAGAAACTAGAGAAGATATCTTAGAACCTGAAATCCCAGAACATGAGGCTGATGAGCTAGATGAGAATGGAGACCCAACAGGAGAAACTATAATTATTCCTATGGTTCCAGCTGTTACTGTTACAGCTTATAAGTTTGCCAAAGAATATGTGATCGACGGGCCAACAGATATCACAGAAACGTACAGTACAGAACAGGCCGAACTTGCTATGGTTAATGCTGGCAAAGCCGCGAGAGCAAAGTGTGAATTAGTATTAGACTATATTGCTGGTTATAATTATGCTCAAGCATTTACCCAAGAGCAGATCACAACAATGCAAACCCTATTCTCTGACGTTGAATTAGCCCTCAGAGCAAATAGACCTGACTTGTCGTTAGGAGCTGTTAATGCTGCCACTCCAGATGGAGTAGTTGTTACTGAAGCTTTAAAAACAAAGGTAATTGAATTACTGTCAAGATAAGGAGTAGTTTTGACTTTACAATCACACCTCAATATTCAGTCTATAAGTGATATTTTTACAAAAATATTTAATTTGTTTCACTTAAAGATGATTTTTGCTTTCTTTATGATCTGTTTTTCTTGGATTTTTGAAGGTGATTATCAAATTTTAATTAGTCTTTATGCTTTAGTTCTTATTGATACAATAACTGGAGTATGGTATACAGCAAAACAACAAAATATTACTAGTAGGGGCTTTTTTAAAGCTGCTAGAAAATCTTTTGTATATTTCCTATTAATAATAGTTGCTAGAATTGTAGATAAACATACACCTATTGATGTGGCTTCTTCTATTATGCAAGCATTTTTAATAGGAACAGAAGCTTTTTCAATTCTAGAGAATATAAATAAGTTAGGATTTCCTGTACCAACTAAATTAGTAAAGTTATTAAAAATTTACTATGATAAGAAGTAAATATGTCATGCGAGTCAAACGGTCAATTCAGATGGTTCTATACAGGTAATCAGGTTGGTTGCTTAAATGAAACTGGTTATTTTAATTTCGTGGCCGGTGGTCCTCCTGGTTCTGGCATTGCTGCTGGAACATTAGTTAAGAAGTTTTTTCAAAGCGGGTTTAATAGAGCATTATGGCAAGGCTTTAATGCAGAACTTAGCCAAAATTTATTAAATGCTTCGTGGCCTTTTATAGAACTACAATGGATAGCAGAAATTTCCATAACAAATGATGTTACTTTTAATGTTTCTAATAGAAATATATATGTTGAAGACACAAACGGAGCTCCAAGGTTCTATCAAGCAAGGGCTGAAAAGTCTCCAATATTAAATATTACTGCTGGAGAATGGTTATCACCTGGGTTTGAAATTGGAAACTTAAAGATTACTCTAAATAATAGAGACGGATTTTTTAATGATTACCTTCCTCACGGAGAACAATATACTCAATGGATAGGTGGAGAAGTTAAAATTTTAGTTGGATTTGGTGAAAGCAGATCAAACTACTTTGAAGTATTTACTGGTATAATTCCTAAAAAGAAAGGAATAGAAACCACTTTAGAAACTGTTATTATAAACGCTTATGACAAGCAAGAAGAAGACAAAGTTGAAATTCCAACGCTTATATATGATAGAACAAACTTTCCTTTTGTAGATTCAGATAAGATAGGACAACCACTACCAATTGTTTATGGAGACTGGACAACAGACCTTTCTTCTGAGTTTGGTGATATCCCTGCTATTTGCTCTAATGCTAAGGATGATCCTGTTATTAGTTATGTATGGAACATATCAGAAAATGCTTTAAGAGAAATTGGAGATATATATCTACATAGAGGAAACCGCAATGAGTCTGGAAACGGACCAATTAGATTTTTAGATTCTGCAATTACTAAAGAACCTGAAAAAGGAAGAGTCTTAATCCCATTTGGTATTCCAGTTTTAGAAGAAGTCTTTGTTCTTATAGATAATGGCAAACCAGGTATTGTTGGATCTATAGGAGAAGTTGTTGCAGAGTCTTCTAAACAAGACTTTATTATGCTAGGTGTTCAACCTGGAGATACTATATATAAAGAAGGAGATACAACTCCATATAGTGTTTTAGGTGTAACAAATGGAGCTGTTCAAACATCAATACCAACTGTTATGACTCCTGATAATAACTATAAGATATTAACAGATAAGTACGTATTTAAAAGTGGTGATAAAATATCTGTAGTTTGTAAAGGAAAAGATATAGAGGTTTTGTCTACTACTAGATTATCAGATTCCAACTTATTAACAATTAATCCTTTAATATTATCTATTGGATTAGAAAATGATTTCTGGACTTTAGATAACGATGCTCAGAAAATATATAATGTTTCGTTTAATAATGAAATTATAGCAGAATATGATTTTGCAGATATATCACCAGACATAACAGAAATTACAGGTCTAGACATACAAACAGATGGCACCTTATGGTTATTTGATAGGCCTCTTTCGAAAATCTATCGATACGTCTTATCTGAGAATGCTCTTGGAACTAGTTTTTCTACACTTCAAATTGCAGGTTTAGCAGCAATCTTACCCAAAGGTGGTCCACTATCTATAGATGATGGTAATATTATAACACTTCATGATCAAATAAATGGAAATTTTTACAGAATAAATCCTTTTGCTGGTGTTCAACCTGGACTAGTAACAACCTGGAATAGAAACGCTTTTAATCCATTAGCTATCGACTGTGTTGATATTGCAGCAGATGTAAACCTAAACCAGATAATAATTTTAGATAGAGAAACCAATAAGGTTTATAGGGTTGACCAAGATAATGGAGCTTTTATTTCCTCGTTGGATCTAGTTGATAAAGTCGCTAGTAATTTTGATCAAGGTAGAGGAGTTGGTTACTATATTGATGGAACAATATTTCTTTTAAATAAGCAAGACTTATCTATATATAACTATAACGAATTTGAAGGAGCTAATGAAAATCCTGGCTTTATTGCAAGAGATATTCTACAAAGTTATGCAGGAAAGTCCACTTTTGATTTTGATTTAAAATGGAATGAACAATGTAGAGGATCTTTAGCTGATTTAAAATGTAGAGTTTCTATAGATTCTGCAACAAATACTTTAGATTTTATAGCTACGCTTCTACAAAGTTATAATGTTTCTATGTTCTTAAGCTTTCAAAGATATAGTTTATTTCATGTTACTTTTGATAACTTCTCAACTAATGGGTTGCCTATTAGAGAAGGCGATATAAAGATAGATACTTTTAATCCTAAAAAGGAATTTGAGCAATATTTTAACTCTGCTTACTCTAGATATAAAAAGAGGCCTTTTACAAACGTAACAATTGCTTCTGATAATTATGTTTCTCCAACTGGTGTTCAATTAGCTAATGGTAAAGAAATCAAGAAAGAATTAAACTTGAGTCCTATTTATAGAAGAGAAGACTTAGATATAATTATGCCTTTGTTTGTTAGATTAGCCGCTGCAGAGCCAGAATTTATTGATTTAACTGTTGGTTTTAGGTTTTTATTTGCTCAGCTTAACACTTTTTATAATATAAACTTTAAAGACATTTTTAAATTAACTGGTAAATCAGGTAGAAGATTTGATAATATTCCATCTTTTGTTAGGCAGATTCAACTAGATCTTGATAATATGGAAATAAAATTAAAACTATGGTCATTAGGTACTACACAATTTGGAGACTTTGTTCCTGTTGGAGTGGTTGGCGGTGGTCAAAATGATCAAATTATTCTCACAAATCTTGGTACTGCTGGTTATGTAGCGCCTATAGGAGATATTGTTGGTTCAACCATTAACTCTGTTGATTTAGCTAATGTAGATGCTATTGATGCTGAAAATAGACAAGAAATTAGTGTAGGAAAAGCTTGGGTTGGTGGATATAAGGTTGGACTTTACTCTGGAATAGACCATACACTAATAGAGGAGCTTGAAATTGATAATATTGCTGGTCCTACTGTTACTTTCAAATCTAATATTGCGAGTACCGTTGAGAATACCATTAGAAATTCTGCCAGTTTTATTTCAGATGGACATTATTTAAAATATTTAGATTTTGATAAAGTTAAATTAGAACAAACAACTAAGTTTGGTTATTATGGTAAACCTATTGAAGGATACTCATTAACAACAGCTGAAGAGGTTGAAGATCAGAGAGCAGGTAAGCACACTTTCGATAATGGAAGACTGCCTTATGTTCTTCACCCGTTAAACTTTGTTCCAACTTAAGAGTAATATATAATATGAATATACTAAGATTTATTGCAGGTTTTTTATTTAATGTTATTATGATGATATATTATGTGCCACATATGTGCCACGATGTTGGTATGATATGTGTAAAAAAAGAATGTTGGCCGTGGGAAATGACAGATTTTGAAATAGTTGAAGAAATAGAAAGGATGGATAAGTGATTGTAGTACCTCAAATTAAACCAGAAACTATTAAAGCTTTAGAGTCTGATTTTGGAACTTCAGTTGCTTCATCTATTTGGAGAAAAATAATTAATAACCACACTTGGGTTGAAAGAGCTTATCCCGTTGGTACCGTTTTGTTTTTTCATGAATCAATAACAGAAGCAGATGGTACACCTAAAGATCCTCCTAATCCAGATATATGGAAATTTTGTGATGGATCCGCTATCGTTGATTCTGACTCTCCTTTAAATGGTCAAAATACACCAAATGTTTTAGATTTATTTCCTAAAGGATCTAGTACTCAAGGACTAACTGGTGGAAACTCTACTTTAAACATTCAACATAATCATGGAGCAGGAACAGGTGTTACAAGCGACGCTCTTGGTCCTTTTGCGGACGTTGGTTCTGATCATAATACTGGGTCTTTCCATAACCATTCAATAGATAATAGATGGTCTACTGTAGAGCCAATTATTCCAAAGTATACGGCTTTACAGGCGTATGTGAGATATAAGTGAGATTTTATGGCTGGTTTTAATAAAATAGATAGTGATGATTTGAAATTTGGAAACATAATTTCATATGAAGTCGCTACAGAACTAAAAGAAAATATAGATTTGTTTTCTTTATTAGTACCAGTTGGTGAGGTAATTCCTATTTTAGTTGATATTCCAGGAGTACCAACGCCAGATTCAAATATTTTTCAAGAATGCAATGGCTCAGAGATAACTAATGAAAACTCTCCATTAAGAACTGTTGGCGCTAGTCAAAAGTTTACTCCAGACATGAGGGAAAGATATATAAAAATTCCACAAGTTTTTGGACAATCTGGAAACTTAGGCGGCTTAAATAATTCATATATCTTTAGACACAATCATGGTGGAGCTACAGGTTCACATATAGCGCCAGAGGATGGAGACGCTTCAAATCAACAACAGTCTACAAAACCAGACCATGCACACCTTGTAGGCTATTCTTTTGATTTTCAGACAAATGTTGAACCACCTTTCTATACACTTAAATGGTTTATGAGGATTCAATAATGGCTATAGAAACACCTCCTCTATATACAGGAATTTTTGAAGAAGAAGTTATAAAAGATAACGACCTTCAATCTTTTTCAGAAGAAACCTATAAAAAACTAGGCTTAAATAACAATTGGCTTATAGATTTAAGACCAATAGGTAGTATAATATTTGTTAATATTAACCAAAGTGGTGGAGACGTTCCAAGTTCTTTGCTTTTTCAACAATGTGATGGAACTGAGATTGTTAATCCAAATTCTCCACTTAGGTCTATAGGAGCTTTTCAAAACTTTACTCCAAACTTAAGAGATACTTATTTAAGAGCTGCTAGTGGAATATCTGGCAATGCTCAAGGTGGATCTCAAGAACATAATTTAACACATACACATATTACGGGTATTCCTTCCTCCATAGGTGGAGGAATGCAAGACAAAGGTGATAGAAGGTTTAGAACCACTCATAATCACTTAATATCAGAACAATATGCTAACCCAACGGTTTTTGATTCACCAGCTTATATTTATATGATAGCTTATATGAAAATAGTTTAAAGGAAAACTTATGTTTACTCATCTAATTACTTTAAAAAAGGCCCCATGGTTTATTTATTCACAAGACCAAGAAGATGCTCTAAATATTTGCAAAAAGTATGGAGATAATGTTGTTGGTGTTGTTTTAGCACCAGAAGGATTAGTAATGCAAGAAGTTCATATGGAACTATCTTTATATACTCCAAATGTAAAGCTAATTGATAAAATTGTTGAAAGCGAAAATGAAAAAATTGCTTTAGAAATACTTGAGGAAAAAGAAGATGAATAATTTTAGTAAAACTTCACAAACTAGGTTAGATTCTTGTCATCCAGACATAAAAAGACTGTTCTCTGAGGTTCTACAAGGCAGAGATTGCTCTATTTTAGAAGGACATAGAGTAGAAGAAATACAAAATGAGTTATTTAAACAAGGCTTATCAAAACTAGAATGGCCAGATTCTACCCATAATAAAGTACCATCATTAGGCATTGACGCTGCTCCTTATCCGATTAATTGGGAAGATAGTAAAAACTTTTACTTCTTTGCTGGTTATGTTTTGGGAATAGCTGATAAGCTAAATATAAAAATTAGGTGGGGCGGTGATTGGGACAGCGACAAAGACCTAAATGACCAAACTTTCATGGATTTAGTCCACTTTGAATTGGTTTTATAATATAAAGGGCCTTTTCAGACCCTTCATTATTAAGCGTCGTATTCTGAAACAACCTTAGCATATCCACAAACCATTAATGAATCAATAGATGCACCAAGCATTTTTGCTGCTAAATCAGCATGGTTTTTATAATCAATTTCAAATAAACGAATCTTTGTTCCTTTAAAATTAGCTTTACCTTGCCTTTCAATGTCTTCTCTTAAGGCTTTTTTATTAATTGCGGTAACAATAGTGCCACCTAAATTAATTCCAATCCAAAACCTAATTTTTCTCATTTTTTCTGCGTCCATAGTTCCTCCTTTAGACTTTTATTATTTTTGGTTCAACTCCAAATTCTTGTTTAATAATTTTCATTCTTTCTTTTGAGTGAGCATATAAGCTCTTTTGTCTTCTATCTATAAAATCAAAATAGAACCCTATAGTTTTTCCTGGAAAATTTCTAACACACCTTCCTATATTTTGTAACAGCTCTCTTTTATTTTTGCCACCTTTTCCATTGATAATAGCTCCACAAGCTTTACTATCAACTCCCTCTCCTATAACAGAGGTTCCAACAATAGATGGTATTTCTAAAGAGTTAAATCTTTTAATTTGTTCTTGATTTTCTCTAGCACTTGCATCTTGACCATTTAAAAAGATAGAATTTGTTCCACAAAGGTCTCTTCCGTGTTGAATATGCTTAACTAATGTTAACGCAGGAACTTCTTGTTTAATCATTTTTTCTATTAAATTAAGAATAATTTGATTTCTATCTTCATTAATATCTATAAAGGTTTTATAGTCTTTTTTATAAATAGCAGCAGCATTAGGTTTTTTATTACTACCTTCATCGTACTTGGTTCCCTCTGATACGAGGTGTGTATTAGGTATATCGAAAAACACAGGCATTATAGGAACTATATATTTTTTTTGTATGGCCTCTAGGATTGACATGGAATACACTGTGTTACTGAGTACAGCCTCTAATAATATAGAAGAATCATCACTAGAAGTGAAATTTGTTGCTGTAAGTCCATGTCTAAAATAAAAAGAATTCAAATGAGATAAATTAAAGTCAAACATGGTATTGTTTGAAGAATTAGAAACTAAAATACTATCAGCAAAATAATTGTGGTTATCTTCTACCTCTATATCATAGACGTACTCACTTTCTGAATCAACCTCTTCAATTGAAATAATTGTTCCTTTGAATAATTCTCCGGTATCCTGAAAACTTTCCATCCTAATTTTCCTAGTCTTAGTTCTTTTTTATTATCAGAATCCTCTCTACCTTTATGAGAAGAGCCGTCTACCTCTATAGCAATTTTTTTATCTATCAATGCTAAATCAACCTTGTACCACCCTGGCTTTTTACTACTTTTTAAATTTATTTGATATTCAACTTCTAAAAAAGGAAACAATTCCTTAAGTTCTTTTTGAGTAGGAGTTAATTCTCTACCGTTTCCATATTTTCCTCGACCATAAGCAGAAATAATACCGTCTTTAATATTTTTCTTCATTTTAATGCTTTGTGATTCTCTAGACTTTAATGATCTATTTTTATTATTTTTAGATGCTCTTTCAGACAAGTGTTTTCTATACTCTGGGTTTTTAGATCTACGTCTTCTTGCTTCTTTTTGTGTTGTATAGCTTAAATAAAGTTTATCTCCTGTTTTTAAATCTTTAGAAAAAACTTTTTTACCGTCTTTAAATATCTTATGTTTGCTTGTAACTAAAAGTTCTTTAATTTTTCCATCTTCGTCTTTTATTTTAATTCTTAACATTTTATCAGGAGACTTATATCTAAAAGCATTAATTATTTTTTTATATTCAATCTCTTTTCCGTTCCAACTTTTTATATATTTGTTTCTTTTTTTATTTTTAGAATAAAATGAATTATATATGTCTTCTATTTTTTGAGCATATCCCTTACATTCTATCTTTATATTAGGGTCTAAACAATGATGAAATTCATCAAACTCAACTAAATGATAATCCATCCATTCTCTATTGTCTGTAGAACCAAAAGAATGATAATTAATAATAGTAATAGGCTTAGAATCAAGTCGTTTGTCATAAATACCTACATTCTCAGAACCAAAGCAACTTTCTAAGTAGTCTGCCATTTGTTCTTTTAAAACAGTTGATGGAGTAATAACTAAAGACCTAACCCCTGTTTGTTGGATATTATCTTTAATAATTCTAGTCTTACCAACTCCGGTTGGAACTTGAGCAATACCCTGTTTTGCTTTTAATAAAGCTAATGTACAATCTGTTTGGTCATTATATGCTGTTGGCTCAGAACAACGCATGTTATATTTATAATTTCCAATTTTAGGAACAACCCTATTATCAAATATTTCTACATCTATTTTTCTAGACTCTAAAAAAAACTTAACCCTATGGATAATTCCAGTAGGGAAAAACCCATCAGAGTCTACCATATATTTTTTAAACTGTTCTTTCTTATTACGCCTAACCCAAGGAGAAGACATCATATATCCGCCTTTATCAAAATAAAGAACGGTTTCTCTGAGAGTAAAAAGAATAGTCTCAGAAACATTGATAACCCTCGATTGTGTATTTTCCATTATGATAGCTGCTTTCATTATATATAATACTTACCTAAATAGAAAAATTGTATCTAGTTAATTTTTCTAGTTAAAAATTCTAGTTTTGATTTTAAAAATAAAAAAAATTTTTTGTATATTATTGATTTTATTAGTTTTCTTAATTTTTATTTTACCAACCGTGTTTAGAATATTTACCACATTAGTATATATATAAAGGAGCTATCTAATTAGACTGTCTAATCAAATTTACTAATTAAACTATCTAATCAAATTTACTAATTAAATTTTCTAATGAAACTAAAAAAAATTAGACTATTTGATTAGCTAATTAAATTGTCTTTTATCCTCGACGTAGAAGGCTTTTTTTTTCGGTAAAAAAAAATAAAAAAATCTTTTTTAATAGTGGTATTTTTTCGTTTGTATTATTAATCATGTACATAAGGAGAAATAATGTCAAATGAAGAAATAAAGTTTCACTTTACAGACGATTTTCAGTTAGGAATATTCGAATTAATGATGTTCGATACGAATTTTTGTGAAAAAGCTGTAACAAATTTGAAAGCAGAGTATTTTAAGAACAAATATTATGCTTGGTTCTTTGATAAAAACAGAGAATTAGTAGAAGAATATAAATCAGCACCATCTCATTTACAAATAAAGAACGAAATATTGAGGTTCCCTCCAGAAAAGCAGGATCTTTATATGCAGATCTTTAAGAAGATTACAAAACCAACAAACAAAAGAGACCATAAGTATATTAGAGACAACTTAGAAGAGTTTATTAGAAAATGTTTAAGATTTCAATTAAATGATATTTTAGTAAAGAATCAAAATAAAGCTTCAGATTATGTTGATGTCTTAGTTAAGGCTAAAGTAGAAGAGATGAATAATATTAGCTTTGGTAAGGTCCAATGTCAAAGTATTAGACATTTAACTAGTATAATGGAAGAATCTGCTACAGAAGCTGGTGATCTGATACCTACTTTTATGCCTAATATAGATAGAGCATTAGGTGGTGGAGTTCCTAAACACACTTTAACACTTGGTTTATCAGGAACTAACGTAGGTAAATCAATCTGGATGATTAATTGGGCTTATCATTTAATATTAGCTGGATATAAAGTTTTCTTTGTAACTCTAGAAGGTTTTGAAAAACAAACTATGTTAAGATTAGCATCTAGAGCAATTGGAACTCCAATAGGAGATGTTAGGTGGAATAAGTTATCAGATATTGAGATGCAAAAGAGAAAAAGGTTCGAAGACAAATATAAAGATTCACTTCAAATATATTATGACAGTTCTTTTGGTTTTACAATTGAAGATTTGGTCCCTATTGCTAGACAAAAGAAAGAAGAGTTTGATTTTGATATAATGATGGTTGATTATGGTCAAATATTACAATCAAAAAAGAACTTTTCAGACCTTAGACATCAACAAGCTTATGTTCATAGAGGTTTATCTAGTTTAGCAGGTCCTCAAGAATTAGATTGTGCTATGGTTACCGTAGCTCAAGGAAATAGAGAAACTCAAGAGAAAAACAGTAAAGGCAAAGGCTTAGTTAAAATTTCAGATATCTCTGAGTGTTTTGAGATTATAAGATGTTGTGCTACTGTAATTACTCTAAACAGATCAGACCATGATGTAGAATCAGACACAGCAAGAGCCTTATTAGATAAATCTAGAGACGGAAGAACAAACGTTATAGATATTATGAAGACTAATTTCGACAGAACAGCTTTTTATGGAACTGCAGATGAAGGCCTCGGATTTCTCCCTGCAGATGACTATACAGCGTTAAATAAAGGATAATATGTTTATTTATCAAGCAATTAATAAAATTAATAATAAATCTTATATAGGTTTTACTAGAAAAGATTTAAAATTTAGAATAAAAGCACATAGTAGAGGTTCAACAACTAAGTTTGGAAGAGCTATCAACAAGTATGGTCATGAAAACTTTGAATGGATTATCCTAGATTCTTCTGCTAAAAATTTAGAAGAACTCAAGCAACTAGAAATAGACTATATAGCTAAACTTAAACCAGAATATAATGGAACCTTAGGTGGTGATGGAATAGTTCCAACAAAAGAAGTTATTATTAAAAGGTCAAATTCACATAGAGGTTTTAGACATAGTGAAAAAAGTATAGAACTAATAAGAAAAAGAACAAAAGAAGAAATGAGTAAAAAAGATCATCCCTTTTTAAATAAAAAACACAAACAAGAAACAAAAGATAAAATTTCTAAAAAACTTAAAGGAAGAAAATTAACAGAACAACATAAAAAGAATATATCTTTAGGGACAAAGAAGAAAGAAAATGAGTGATAATTTCTTTGAAGACAATTTTGACCTTAGACAAATTCTAGACGATGAAGGATTTGATTATAAAGAAAACGGAACTCACTTTGTTTTATGTGAGTGTCCTATCTGTTATAAAAAAGATAAGCTATTTATAGACAAGAAATCAAAACTTTGGATTTGTTATGCTTGTGTTAAAACAAATGAAGTAGATGAAAACAAAGAAGGTAGAGGAAACCTTTGGACCTTGTTTCTGACGCTTGGTTTTGATGAGCTACAAACAAAACAGTTATTTAAAGGTAAAAAGTGGCAGAGATATACAGACGATTTTGACTTTGAAAAGATGCGGTGGGATAGTTATGAACAAGAAAACGAAGGACACTCTAAAGAAATTGTCCCATATCAATTGCCCAAGTGGTTATTGTATCTAGATAGATCAGAAGAACAAATTAGAAGATTTCCCGAGGTCTATTTATACTTATGGTCTAGATTTGTTAGAACCAAAGATCAATACCAAAGGTTCCTTTTATATTATGATACATACCAAAAAAGAATAGTTTTTCCAGCTATTACTAGAAACTTTATTTGTGTAGGCTCTCAGTCTAGAGATATTACAAATAGGTGTAATGAAGATCACCCTAAGTGTCCTAATCCAGATTGTGAATTGCGATATCATTATTACTTTAAAGGAGAAGAAGAGGCTCCAGAGTTTTGTCCTAATTGTAATTCAAAATTAGAAGATACTTTTTATTCTAAATCTTTAAATACTAGAAATTTTCCAAAAACAGAGTTCTTTTATAATGAACAGAACATTGATTGGACAAAACCGGTTGTTTTAGTTGAAGGACCTTTTGATTCTACTAATGTAGATAACTCTATGGCATTTTTAGGAAAAGTTTTATCAGATACTCAATTTAATATATTAATAGAGAAGAATCCTCCTTTAATTATTATATACTTAGATGGTGATTCTGCTGGAGACTATTCATCTCAAGAAATTTATAATCAACTTAGAGCATTCTTTGAAGTAAAGATAGTTTTTTCAGAAAACAAAGACGATCCGGGATCTTTTTCATTAGAAGAGAACAAGAAAAAAGTTGACTCTGCGTGTCAACCTGACGAATGGTTCACTAGGAAGAACCTTGTGTATATTTAAACAATGGTAAAAAAAACTGAAAAATTTTGTTTTACATATTGAATTTTTTTGTTTTCAATGACCATGTGCTTAAAACAAAAATTTAAATTTTAACAACCCCTCAAGGAGGAATTATGTCCGCTCAGGCTGTACCTACTTATCCAATTTCGGATACAGATTTTGAAAAATTAATTAAGGAATATGACAAAACAATTAATCTATTAATCAAAACAGTTTACAATTATGATAGTTCAGACGTTTGCTATAATAAAGAAGACGTTTATCAAGATTGCTTAATGTCACTGTTTAATGCGGTAAAAATTTACAAACCAAACAAGGAAATGAAATTTAGAACTTTTGTTATCATGCATTTAAAATCTAGAATAGGAAACTTTAGAAATAAAGTAGTTAGAAAAAACCTAAATGGAACAATTCAAATGTCAGAACTACACGGTGGTTGGGGAATTACTGGAAGAGAAGAATCTTGTGATGATAGCGACTCACAACTATCAACAAGATATAATGACTTCGTAGGAGAACTAATTGATGGTCAAGATGCTCTAAACGAAATAATAGACGCAAAAACAATTTTAAATAAACTAACAGGTCACAAGAAAACCTTATTCTCTGAGTATTATATTGAAGGAAAGAAAATTAATGAGATATGTAAAGACAATCCTGACTTAAAATATTACCAAATACAAAGGTATAATAAGCAGCTTGAACAAATTTATAAAACTTTAATCAAAGGAGACACTCCATGTCTGAACTGAACCCAGAAAACAAATGTGCAGATTTAATTAATAATGAAGCAAAGATTCCAACAATTCAAGAAATGTTTAAGATGCAACTTGATTTACAGTGTAGTTTAGCTAAAAAAGGTAAAGCTGTTCATCCTCAATTTGCACCACAAGACGAATGCATTAAAGATATATCAATACAGTGGCGTAACCTTACTTTAGAATTTGCTGAGTTATTAGAAAGAATACCTTTTAAAGAATGGAAAACCTATACAGAAGAAGATTGGAGTAAGGCTTTTTCAGAAGAAACTATTTTAGAGACAAAGTTTGAATATATTGATATGTTTCATTTCTTTATGAATATAGGTCTTCTTATTGGAATAGATGGTGAAGAATTTGCAAAGCTTTACTATCTTAAGAACAAAGAGAACTTTGCCAGACAAGAAAGAGGGTATTAAACTTTAGTTTTTCCATTACTTGTGGGTAATATAGATTGTGGAAAACATATAGGAGTTTAATATGACAATTTTAGAATCAGAAAGTGGCAGTAGTACTATTGAAAGTAGCTTAAAAGAAAAATCAAGACTAACAAGGCGTATTAAGAAAATATCAAAGTTAGATTTTCTTGTTAATCTTTATCAAGGTAAGGCTGGAAAAGATGGAGATGAAATACCTAGTGTTCCTATTACAAATATTAAGGAACTAGCATTAAGATTAAAAGAAGCAGAAGATAAAGGTTATTTTAGAGTCCGCACAGACACTAAGACAGAAAGAAATGCAGATAAGTATGAGTCTGAAACAAAGTGGTATCTAACTCAAGCTGCTAAAAAGAATATTATTGATAGAGAATATAAAGAAAGAAAAAAACCAGTAGTTCAATAATAAATATTTGAGGTCTATATGTTAATTATTATAGAAGGTCCTGATAATACAGGTAAAACTACTTTAGCAAGACATTTGCAAGAAGTTTTTACTTTAGATTATATCCATTGTTCAAAGCCTAAGACAGATAATCCTTTTCAAGAGTACTTATCTATGTTTAGTGATTTAAATGTTCCAACTGTTATTGATAGAGCTCATCTTGGAGAGTACGTTTACTCTAAATTATGGAGAGACGGTTGCTCAATTACAGATAAGCAATTTAAATTGTTAGATTTAGAAGCAATGAGTAGATTTGAATATACTATCATTATACATGCACAAGCGCCTAATGAAATTATACTTGAAAGATGTAAAAACAATAATGAGAAACTTTTAAAACCGGAGCAAATTAACCGTTGTTCTGAGCTGTTTCATGAAATTTTTCAAAAGACAGATATTCCTGCTATAAATTATTTGTCTCATATAGATACGCCTGAAAGCATTGTGGAGCTGCTATGTCAAATGGGATTAAATATTTCTTAGTCTTTGTTGAAGGAATGAACAGTAAAGGTGAAATAGAAAAGTTTCCAGTGACATACTCTGGAAAGAGGATTATCTGGGAATACCTTATAGACACCGTTGAAGAAGATTTTAATTTATTAAATGTTAAATTTAATGGTTATGAAGAAGTAAGTGAACAAAAATATAGAGAAATGAGTGTAGAATGCAAAAAATAGTAATTTTTAAAATGTGTTATAATGTCCACTTCGGTTCTAAAAAAGAAACTGGAGTCATACTTTATGAGATTGATGAGCCTATTAAGGAATTAGTGTCTAAAGGTTATGAAGTAACAGTAGTTACTATTGATAGGTATCACAAACACGCTTTTGATGGTGTTAAGTGTTTAGATTGGGAGCAATTAGACAGCGTTTGTAATTCGTTTGATTGTGCTATTATCTATAATGGACCATTTAATTGTTATGGCGGTAAAATATCAGACCCAACAATATATTCTTATAGGTTTTTAAATCAATTTAAAGGTCCTATATTATTCTGTGTTACAGACACAGCAATTCCTATTGGTGATGCTGCTAGTTGGGTAGAAGGAGCAAACAAAAAAGGAAACTACTTAGATATTAATCCATCAGATTTATATTTTGATCCAAAACAAATTCATTGCTTAACACAGACTCACAATATAGATAAATTTAGAACACATTGGAACCAAGAGACAAATAGTTTTGGATCCTATGAGTTATTTAATTTTCATTATTACGCAATGAAGAAAGATAGATTATGTTTACAGATAAATAATGAATTAAAAAGAGACCTTATTTATTACGGTAATCAAAGGTCAGGAAAAAGAAATGATAAGTTTGTTGAATATTTCTGTGGACATAAAAACATTACTGTAGATATTTATGGAAAGTGGGTTCCCAAAAATTTAAAATCTTTTGAAGATGAGTTACCAAACTTTTTAGGACCTATTGATACAAGGGACCTTAATTCTGAGATCAATCAATCTTTAGCTACAGTATATATATCAGATAAGTTTAATGAAGATTGTATTTTTACCACCAGATTATATGAGGCTGTTTTTAATAGAACTATAATGTTCATGGATATAGATAATGATCCGCAAAAAACTAAGTTTCCAGATTTCTTTTATGTATCTAGTAAAAAAGAATTGAGTGATAAAATTAATCTTTTAAAGTCTAATGCTCAAGTTAGAGTAGAATTACTTAATAAACAGTTTAGTTGTTTAAAAGAAGATATGAAAGAGATGTTAGCATTTCCACAAAGGTGGGATGAAATTATAAAGAAGAGGTTGGAATAGTGGCGCACATATTTGAAGATAAGAAAAACAACGCTTATCCATATGTTTTTTTAAATGCGTTAGATAAGTTAATGCTTGATGGAAGAGAAGCCTCTCCAAGAGGAATGCTAACTAAAGAATTAGATCATTGTGTTTTTAAAATAGACCCAAGAAAGTCTCTTTTTGTAAGCCCAAAAAGAAACTTAAACTTTTGGTTCTTACTTGCAGAAAATTTATGGTATTGGTCAGGTAGAAACGCAACAGGAATTCCTTCTACCTATGTAAAAAATTATAAACAGTTTTCTGATGAAAACTTACACCAAGGAGCCTATTCTCCTCAAATACTAGAACAAATAAGGTTTGTTATTAACACTCTTAAAGAAGATAAGGATACTAGGCAAGCTGTTATGTCTTTATGGAGGCCGAATCCTAATAAATCTAAAGATACTCCATGTACTCTTACTTTTGATTTTAAAATTAGAGACGGCAAGTTAAACCTTCATGCAACAATGAGAAGCAATGATATAATTTTTGGAAATAATTATGATATTCCTTCCTTTTCATTATTACAAATTGCAGTTGCTGGAATACTAGGAATAGAAACTGGTAATCTTTTTCTTACAGCTCATTCCCTCCATATTTATGAAAGACATTTTAAGCTTGCAGAGGAACTTTTAGAAGAATCATATCATTACTTAAAATATCCAGAAGAACTAATTATTCCTCAATGTAATGTTGGTTCTTTAAGTAAACATATAGAAAATATTGAGATGCTTTTGAGTGCTCATTATACTATGACTTGGGATTCAAGAGCCTTTTATCATACTTTTGAAGATTTTTATCAACAGTATTATTTAATGATGAGATTATTTGCTGAAGATAAAAATGATCCAGAGACTATTGAAGAACTTAAGAAGATAAACTCTCCATTTGGATATACTCATGATTATCTATCAGGCAAGAAATAAAGATAATAATAAAAATATCTAAAACCTTAAGAGAAAAGAAACTTCATAAGTATTATCTATAATGAATGTATCAATAAAAAATAAATCTCACTATTCTTGTGGCCTTGCTGTTGGAACATCTAAGCAATATTTAGAAGCCGCAAAAGAAAAAAACATAACTCATTTTGCTATTACAGATTTTTGTACTCTTGGTGGAGCTTTAGATTTTTATAATCAAAAGAAAAAGACTGATATAAAGATAGCAATTGGAGTTGAATTTAAAATAGATTATGGTGGAGCTCTAGATTCTTTCCCCATATCTTTAATTTGCAAGAATCAAGAAGGCTATATAAACCTCTGTAAGCTTGTTACTCTAGCAAATAAGAACAATAAGATTTTAAATATTCACGATATTTACGAACACTATGAAGGATTAGTTTGTATATCTCAAGACATTCAACACAAAGAATCATTATCTAAAATATTTAATGATAACTTATATTTTGAAATAATCCCTTATGAAGATAGAAGAAAACATAACTTAGATATCATTTCACAAGTTGATCACACAAAAGTTGTGTTATCAAGTGATGCCCATATGCCTAACGTAGAAGATAAAGTTCTTCAAGATATTATGATTCAAAACTCTACTTTTGGATCTAAAGATAATACTTTCCCTTTTGCTAAATATATGATGGGAACTAAAGAATTACTAACGACCGCAATTAGTAACCTTCCGTCTGAGTTTCAACAGTATTTAATAAGCGGCATAAAGAATGCTAAAAATATTATAGAAGAATGTTCTCAACTAGAACTAAATTTTAAAGATCAAATTGTTAATTATCCACATTTACTCCATAGATTAAATAAAGACAATTGTGATAAAGAAACCTTACTTAGGAGAATTATTAAGGAAAACAATAGGTGGGATCAAGAAAATAAAGAATATAAAGAAAGGTTAGAGTATGAAATTGATTCAATCACTAATAATTCTAGAGTTAACCTTATTGATTACTTTCTGGTTCTTGAAGACTTATGTGAATACTGCTCAGCAAACGATATACCTGTTGGTCCTGGTCGTGGTTCAGGTCCTGCTTCCCTTGTCCTTTATGGACTCAAAGTAACACATTTAGATCCTATTAGACACGGATTACTATTTGAGAGATTTATATCTAAAGGACGTATTGAAGCCGGCACTCTTCCAGACGTAGATTTAGACTTTGCTAATCAAGATGTGGTTAGAGAATATTTAATTAATTTATATGGAGAAGATAGAGTAAAGCCTATAGGTACTTATCAAACACTTGCTACAAGAGGAGCAATTAAAGACGCTTTTAGAACTTTATATCCAGATGTAGATTTTGTTCAGTCTAATAGAATTACTTTCTTAGTTGATAATGACTTAAGGCAAGAAGGAGATACTGAAAGTGATTTTTTCCAAAGGCAACTCACAGACAATGAACCTTTCCAAATTGCAATGGAAGATTATCCAAGAGTTAGTGAAGCAGTATCCAGTCTCGTTGGTTATAACCGCCAACCTGGTGTTCACCCATGCGGATTGGCCATTACACAAGATCCCATCGATGAATTCGTTCCTACTCGCTTTACTAAAGACAACCAAGTGCTTGAATACCAAGCAGATTACTGTGAGCAATCAGGAATTATTAAGTACGACATACTTGGACTCAAAACCCTTAAGTTTTTTCAAAAATGTTTAAAGCTTATTTCTGAGAAATTTAAAGATGAAGACCTTAAGGGTCTTGATTATCCTAAAACTATATATGATATTCTATTAGACGATATAATGACGTATGAGGCTTTTGAAAGAGGAGATACTGAGTCTGTATTTCAATTTAACTCTAACGTAGCTAAAGCTATTTTAACTAAAATTAAAGTAAATTCATTAGACGACTTATCTATGGTAACATCTGTTGGTCGTCCAGGTCCTATGAAAAACGGTCAACATTTTAATTTTATGAAAAGAAAGAACAAAGAAGTTCCTTCTACTCCTCCTCATCCTGCATTAGAAGAACTTTTGAAAGATACTTTTGGTATTATGATATACCAAGAGTCTGTTATGAAATGTGCTCAACTAATGGGTGGATATAGCCTTGCAGAAACAGATAATATTCGTAAAGCTATGGGTAAAAAGAAAATAGAAATCTTACTTCCTTATAAAGAAGGTTTTATAAAACACTGTCAAGAAAAATATCCAGACACAAAACAAATGATGCCTAAGAAAAAAGATGAACAAGAGGCTGTTTCTAAGGCTGAATATATTTGGCACCTAATGGAAACGTTCTCTGGGTATGGTTTCAATAAGTCTCACTCAATGTGTTATGCTTTAATAGGATATTATTGTCAATACTTAAAGGTTCATTATCCATTAGAATGGTGGAGTGCCTGTCTTGAACATGCTGGAGGACCAGAACATACTAAAGCTTTTTATGCTGCCTTTAAGAACAGAATATTGTTACCTTCAATTAATATGTCTACAGATAAGTATCAAATTGAATATGAAAAAAAATATACACAAGATGAGAATGGAGACGAAGTAGAAGGTTTTATTATAATGCCTTTTGATTCTGTAAAAAACGTAGGCGAAAAAGCTTCTCATGCAATTCAAGAGTCTGCTCCATACTCTTCGTTTGAAGATTTCTTTAAAAGAGTAAACAAAAGAGCTTGTAATAAGAGAGTTGTTTGTAATCTTATTTTTGCTGGAGCTTTTGATTCATTTGAAACCGATAAAGAAAAGCTTTTGTCTGAGTATTATATTCTTAGAAAAGAAAAGAAGATTCCTAAGGAGCATCAAAATATAACAAGAGATTTTGAATTAGACATGAAACATCAAGTAATGGATTTTTTAACATTAGATTATATAGAAATGTATCCACATTTATTTGGACATTGTTTATATCCATCACAAATTAAAGACGTAGCCCAAGGTGACCCAGTTGTAATTGTAGGTAAAATTATAAAAATTTCAAAAAGAAAAAAACATGATGGTGATCCATATTTAGTAATACAAATATCAAACTGTGATGAAAACTATGATGTTGTTGCTTGGACAGAAGAAGTTAAGTTTTATAAAGACTCTCTTCAAGAAAAAGAAGTTGTTAGAATTGATGGTATAGTTAATCATAAATTTAAAGCTAATCAAATAAGTATAAATAAAGTACACCTATTAAAAGAGTGTATCAAGTTTGGAGGAATAAACATATGAAAGAGCAAGAAGAGTTTAAAGTTGAATTAGAAAGTCTTGGTATTCAGCTTGTTAATTTGGAAGATATTGAAGGATGTTTTGGGTTAGGAATAGAAGTTGATCTTGATACTGATGTAGATTATTCTCACTTAGTTAAAGAAAAACTTGTAATGAAAAAACTAACTAAAAGAAAAGATTTTTTCTATATTATGCTTAAAAGTTATGATACAGAAAAGAAGAGATTAACCTTAATGGTTGCTTCTCCAATTGATAAAAACGTTTTTGATTTTTTTGAGAAAACAAACGATGTAATTATTGGAACTAACTTTCCAGACCTATGTTGGTACTACGCTGAAGGAACCACAGAGTTAACTAAAGAAGAGGTTGAAACTAAATTTAGAGAAGATGCTTTAATGGGCGATTTAAATTGGTTTTTACCAACAAGAATAATAGATAACTTTATTGAGATTATGCATACATTAAATCAATCTTTTTTGCAAGGACTAATGCAAGATACTATTTGCTATGGTCCCTATTTAATGTCAGATAAATAATAAAAACAGAGTATTATACTTTATAGTATGAATTAACTTTTATGAAGGAGACTAAAATGTCACAAGTAGGTTATGGATTGTCAAACGAAATGTTTGATTCACAAAGAATTAACTTTCACAGTTTTGAAGGTAATAAAAATGGTTCAGCAAAAGAACACAAGTTTAGAGTTCTTCCTGCTTATGCTCCAGGAAAATTATTCCACAAGGTAGGTTTGCATTGGGGATTTAAAACAGCAGATGGTAAAATGAAAGCCATCACTTGCGCTTTAGAAGAAAAAGGTTCTTGTCCTATTTGTGATAAGGTTAACTTTTTAAAAGGACAACTTGAAACAATTGAAGCTTCTTTAACTTCAGAGTTTGATCCAATTAAAAGAGCTACTTTAGAAAAGAACAAAACAGACATTGAACTTTATATTAGTGATCATAGAAGAAAGCCAATGTACTTGTGGAACGTTGTTACTGAGGAAGGAGACCAAAAAGTTCTTCAACTATCTTGGAACGGTCACGATCCTCTTTTTGAAAAGATTAAGTTTATCTTTAGTCAACAAAAAATTGATGTAACTAGTATTTCAAACAGTTATCTAATGTATTGTAATAGATCAGGACTTAAAGCAAAAACTAGATATCAATATGAAATGCTTCAAGGTTTTGAAAAACAATTAGATATTACTAAGCTTACTGATCTTGCTAAAGTATATGTTAGTAAAAGTTTAGAATATTTACAAGAGGTTGTTGATACTGAAACGGTACCAGCAGATAAAGTGGATCCTAATGATAGAAACTTTGATGCTAAACCAGCAAAAGAAGAGCCACCACAAAATATTCAAACAGACATACCAACAACACAAGCAGCTTCTCCTGCAGTAGAGACAGCAGCTGCTCCGGTTGTAGAAACAGCTGCTCCAATTGTAGAAACAGCTGCCCCAGTTGTAACGTCTCAAGTTGAATTAACCTCTGAACAGGATAAAAATGTTGCCGAAATGATGGCCGCATTAAATAAGTAATATTATGGAATTAAAGATCAGATACGAATCGTTTGACCAGTTTTTTAGACTTAATAAAGATAATTTTAAGAGAGTTCAAATGGCTAGAGGTCAATTGAAATCTCCTCAAGAATTAGGAATGAGTGGAGATGCTATAATAGAATCAGAAAAATTAGCTTACCATTATTTAAATTTAAGAAACCTCGTATCTGATCTTTTGTTTGGACTATCCGCTTCAGTTCTCGATGCAAAACATGATATTAAAAGCCAAAGAGCTTTAGCTTATAGAGATTTAACTGGAGCTCAAGGTGAAAGAAATACTATGGCAGATGCTGATTCAAAAGTAATAAAAGCAAACCAAAAATTCAATGACTTAAATGATTTAATGGAATATTTAAGAAATAAGTATGATGATTTTGAAAAGGACCATTTTTATTATAAACAAATAGCACAAGGAAGAGTGTAATGAGTAAAAATTTATTTGGTAATCTATTAAAGAATGAAAACATATTTCAAGCATCCACAATTGTAGAAGACTTAGCGGTTAGGGTACCACAGAGAGATCCTTTCTACTGTACAAGCCCCACTATGTCTTGGGGCACAGCGGCTGGTTTTCAACCAGGAACTATGGAATTACTATATGGTCCTAAGTCTTCTGGAAAAACAATGATTGTTCTTGATAGAATCAAACAATGTCAAAGAATAAGTAAAGATACAATTCAGCTCTTTGTTGATGCTGAACTTGGTTTTGAGTTTGAATCGACAGTTAAGTGGATGAAAGTAAACGGAGTTGATATAGAAAGGGTTGCAATTATAAGACAAGTTTGTATTAAAGAAATTTTTGAAAAAACTTTACTTGGTGAGATACAACAAGAATTAAAAGCTGGTAATATCCAAGTAGATTATATAGCTATGGACTCTATTCAAGCTATGAGTGTTCAAAATATACCTTCTACTGAGAAACAAATTGCTTCAGCAGTAAAAAATGATGGTTTTACCAAAGGAGACTATGGTGCTCGCGCAAACTATTTAGCTAAAATATTTCCATTCTTTAGAATGTTTTGTAGAGATTTTAGAATTTTTACAACCTTTGTTGGACAAGCAAGATCAGGTGGGACCGATTTTCATGGTAATCAAATTTGGACCACAAATGGAGGCGAAGCACTATACCATGAGGTTCAATATAGACAACTTGTTCTTCCAGCAGGAATTCCTGTTTTTGATGAGTTAAAATCAGATGCAAATGGAAAGCCTGTTCAAATAGGACACCGCATAAAGTTTACGTTTGAAAAAAATAAAATGGGAGAAGGTCACCAACGTAAAGGCTATTTTGATATAATTTATCTTAAAGGTATAGTTAATAAAGAAGAAGAATTAATAGTTCTATGTTCTAAATTAAACATTGTTGAAATTAAAGGAGCTTGGTATTATCTAGCAGATAAGAAATTTAATGGCTCTAAACAAGCTGCTCAGTTTTTAATTGATAACCCAGACGAATACCAAACTTTATTTAATAGAATGATAATGCAGTCTCATACTGCTCCATCTGAAGATATTATTTTTGATAAAGAAACAGGTGAAATTAAAGAATGATAATTTATCAAGTGATTAACCAAATTAATAGTAAAAGATATATTGGCAAAACATGTAAAGATTTATCTGAACCAAAACATAGGCACTTTATGAACGCCAAGCAGGATCGTGGTTTTTATTTATCTAATGCAATTAGAAAGTACGGCTTTAATAATTTTAAATTTTTTATTTTAGATTCCTCTGCTAAGTCTAATCAAGAGCTAATTGATTTAGAAAAAGAATATATAAAAGCAAGAAAACCAGAGTATAATATGACAAGCGGTGGTGAAGGTTTTTCTGGTTTAAAAAGAACAAAAGAACATTGTTTAAAAATAAGTAAAGCTAATAAAGGTAAGAAAATTTTAGACAAACATAAACAACAAATATCTCAAGCAAACAAAGGCCGTAAGCATACTGAAGAAGCTAAAGCTAAAATAGCAGAATCAAGCAGAACGAGAAAATTATCTTTTTTACATAAAGAAGCTTTGAGAAAATCAAGATTAGGCACGAAGCACTCTGAAGAAACGAAGAAATTAATAAGTATAAAAACTAAAGAAGGTATATCTAAAAGGAAGGAAAAATGAATAATCTTTTTGTAGCAATTTCAGATATCCATATAAGTCTAAAAAATTTAGACGTATCAATAAGAGTTTTAACTCAAGCGTTAGAAAAAGCAAGGGAACTAAATGTTCCCTTAGTTATTGCTGGAGATTTGAACGACACTAAAGCTGTAATGAGATCAGAGTGGGTAACCGCTTTAATTAAGTTATTTACAGGATTTTGGGATGTTAAAGTTTATATTATTAATGGTAATCATGATTTAAATAATAAAGCTAGCCAACTAAGTTCTTTAAGTTTTTTATCTCTTATTAAAAATATTCAAGTTAATCACGTTTATAATTTTGTAAAATTTAAAACAGAAGAATTTGCTTTAATTCCTTACCAAAATAATAAAGAAAACTTTTTACAAATTTTAGAAGATACTAGAAAAAGCGGTATTAAAAATATAATCTGTCATCAAGGCTTTAAAGGAGCCTTTATGGGAGAATATGTTATTGATGATTCTTCCGTTGATCCAGAAGAACTTAAAGACTTTGACTTAGTTCTGAGCGGCCATTACCATCGTCACCAATATCTTGAAAATATTATGTATTTTGGCTCTCCTTTTACAGTAAACTTTGGGGAAGCAGGACAAGAGAAGTTTATTTGGCAAGTAAGTGAATTTGAAGGAAAAATTCATACTCAACCTATTTTAACTAATGTTCGTCGCCAT